ACCCCATAGGTCAAGGCTATGAAATATCTTTTCGGCAGATTCCTACACTAAAAGAAATAAATAAAAGAATAGAGTCTATTTTAGATAACGACGTATATTTAAATAATTCTGCTGCTCCAACTAGAATGAAGCGTGGATTAATAGGAACACATCATTCAGATAACTTTGAATTTTTAAATGTAAGAGAAGCAAATAAAAATTTAAAAGAAGGAGAAGATTTTGATTTAGCAAAAAATAACATTGCTGGTTTAATAATTTACTTTAATGATTTTGAAGGAGGAGAAATACATTACTCTAATCAAAATATAACTTATGCTCCAAAAGCTGGTGATTTATTAATACATAGCTCAGACGAGCATTGCAAGCATCAAGTTCAAGAAGTAAAAAGTGATTTTAGATACTCACACTCCGATAATCTATTTAGACTTATTAAGGTACCAAAAGGATTTAAAAATGTCACTTGATTTTTCTGAGTTTATAGAGATCTTAGATGGAGATGAATTTGAAGAGCGTCCAGTAGACCTACAGACTTTTGTTACAAGCCCAGACTATTTAGGACTCCCACCGCTATCAGAAAATCAATATACTTTAATTGCTAGAAGCTCTCAAATATATAAAGAGTCTACTTTAATAAAACTTTATGGAGAAGACTTAGGCAAACAAATGTTTAAGCAAACCTGCGTAGAAGTTATTGCACAATTAGGTAAGGGTTCTGGGAAAGATTACTCATCTACTATTGCAGTTGCTTACATAGTTTATCTACTTTTATGCCTTAAAGATCCAGCAGCCTACTATGGCAAACCTCCAAGAGATGCTATTGATATTTTAAATATTGCAATAAATGCTCAACAGGCAAGTAATGTTTTCTTTAAAGGATTTAAAATGAGAATAGAAGTTTCTCCTTGGTTTGCTGGTAAATATACCGACAAGGCGTCAGAAATTAAATTTGATAAATCAATCACAGTTCACTCTGGGCACTCAGAAAGAGAAGCTTGGGAGGGATACAACGTTCTTGTTGTAATCCTAGATGAAATTTCTGGCTTTGCAACTGAAAATACAAGTGGTCATGATCAAGCCAAAACAGCTGATGCTATATATGATATGTATAGGGCTTCAGTTGATTCACGATTCCCAGATTTTGGCAAGGTAATACTGCTGTCATTTCCTCGTTTCAAAAATGATCCCATTCAAAAATTTTATCAGTCGGTCATTGCAGAAAAAGAAACAATTATTAGAACACAAATATTAAAGTTAGATCAAAATTTACCAGATGGCACCGAAGGAAATGAATTCGAGGTATCCTGGGAAGAAGACCACATCGTATCCTATGTTTACCCCCGTGTTTTTGCGCTTAAAAGACCTACTTGGGAAGTCAATCCTACAAAAAAAATAACAGACTTTACTGTAGCTTTTCATAAAAACCCCGCAGATGCTCTAGGAAGATTTGCATGCATGCCTTCAGATGCAGTAGATGCATTTTTTAAGTCTAGAGAAAAAATAGAAAAAGCTTTTAATAAAGCACATCTAGCGGTTGATAAATTTGGAAGACTAGAAGAATGGTTTAAACCAGAAGAAGGCAAAGACTATTTTATACACGTGGACTTGGCTCAAAAGCACGATCATTGTGCAGTTGCTATGGGTCACGTTAATCGGTGGGTTGATATAAAAGTGACTGATACATACTCTCAGCCAGCCCCAATTGTAGAAATTGATGCAGTAAGATTTTGGACCCCCACTCCAGACAAGTCAGTAGACTTTACTGAAGTAAAGGACTATATTCTATCTTTAAGAACAAGAGGCTTTAACATAAAGGTCTGCACATTTGATAGGTGGAACTCTCATGATATGATGCAGCAATTAAAAACATATGGAATTAATACAGAGATACTCTCTGTGGCAAAAAAACATTATGATGATATGGCCATGGTTGTTTTAGAAGAAAGATTGTCTGGGCCACATATACCTTTATTGATTGATGAATTACTGCAGCTAAGAATAATGAGGGACAAGGTAGACCACCCAAGAAAAGGATCTAAAGATTTAGCAGATGCGGTATGTGGAGCTGTCTATAATTCTATTAGCAGAAGTAGGCTAAGAAGAGACGAAGAAATAAAAATTCATGACTACGAGTCAATGAGCTACGACAACGACTTTGCGAACAGCGATGGAGAAACAGAATATGTTCAAAATATGATTCGTGCACCAAGAATGCCAGAAAATTTAGCAAGATCTATAGAAAGCATGGAGATAATATGAGCGAGTACCAAGAAAAAGCAAAAGAATGTAAGTGTTGCACGAAGCATGTCCCTTTGCCAACCTTATTAAAGAAATATAATGAAAATGTTTTGTGCCCAACAACATACTACAACGTCATTGAATATAAAAGAATTTGGGATTCTTATGGGTCTAGACCAGCTGGGAGTATAAGAAAACATTTTTCAGAATATGTACAGCAAATAGTTGAAAAAGAAAAGAGTGAAATCTAATAAAGATGAAAGAAAATAAATTAATAGATCCGTATAAATTTTTTGTTAATGATTCTTTTAACTGGACAAATGCCAACCTTGGATTAAAAAATGTTTCAGATTATAAACATAAAGAAAGAAGAATTAAAGAGCTAGCTTGGCTACCAGAAGGCATGGAAGATCCTTATTTGCTTAACTCTAAAGGATATCGTTCCGATGAATTTTTAGAGACTAGGGACATGGTTTTCGCTGGATGCTCTCAAACTTTTGGAGATGGTCTTTTAAATAATGCCATATGGGGAAATATTTTATCAGAAAAAATGAACTTAAAGTCTTATAATTTAGGACTAGGAGGGATAAGCACACAATTTATAGTGCAGAATTTAATTGGATTCTTTAAAGAATATGGAAACCCAAAGTTTCTTTTTTGTTTATTCCCAGAGTTTACAAGATTTCAGATGAAATCAAAAATTGAATTCATGAAAAGCTTTTATGATGAAGTTAATGAGTCTGGAAGAAAAGATTACCCAGTAATGCAATTTTTAAGCACGGATAAAAATCCTAAGTATTCAAAGGCTCCTCATATAGCTGAAAACATAATACCAGAAGAGTTTATCTTCTCAATAAGCATTGATTATATAAGGATGCTAGAGTTTTATTGTAAAGCAAATAATATTGTTTTGCGTTGGGGAACCTGGAATAATTATCAAGATGAGTATATAAACAAAAATATATCTAAGATGGATTTCGAAAACTATGTTCATCTTGGAATGATAAAATGGGAGCAGGATAGATCTAATGGCAAAAGATACTTTCATGCAGATGGCAACACATGTAGAGATTTGGACAAAGAGTGTACCTCTTATGATGATTGCCATGAAGAAATTAAAGTAAAATTTGGTAAGATTTTTGACATGGCTATGGACCTAGATATTAAAAACAAGAAATCTGGACACCTGCCAGCACATGTTCAGACACACATAGCTGAAGATTTTGAAAGGTCTTTAAACAATGATAAGAATTAAATACATTTTATATACTATAAAAAACAAAATATTTAAAAAGAAGAATACAAATAGAGATAGGTTTATTTATTAAATGACAATAATACTAGGGATCAATGAGACCTCCCATGATGCCTCAGTGTCTTTAATTAAAGATGGCCACATACTATTTGCGGGACATTCAGAAAGATATAGCAAGCAAAAAAATGACTGGTACGTAAACGATTTGCTTATTAAGGACGCCTTGTCATATGGCATGCCTGATCAGATAGCCTACTACGAGAAACCGCTTCTAAAGGCCTCCAGGCTATTTATAAAGGGTGGTACAGGGGACTGGAAGCCAAAATTTAAACTGCCTGGCGTCCCAGTAAAATCATTTACCCATCACTATTCTCATGCATGTGCTGGATATTATACAAGCAAATTTGATGATGCTGTTATAGTAGTCCTTGATGCAATTGGAGAATATAATACCTCAACTATTTGGGCTGGAGAAAAAGAAGAAATTAAACTTAAGTACAAGCAAAACTACCCAGTGAGCTTTGGATTATTTTATTCAGCTTTTACTAAGCTTATAGGTTTGATGCCTAACCAAGAAGAATATATAATGATGGGCATGGCCGCTTATGGAGATTGGGCTAAGTATTATAAGAAGGTAAACTCTTATTTCCCATCCCATGACAAACAAAAATATAATTTTCATAAAGGAATAACTGATTGGGGGCCAGTCACTACAGATCAGGATAAGTTTGACATAGCAGCAGCGGCACAAATTGTTTATGAGCAAAGGCTTAATGATTTTATGCGTATGGCAAAATCACTTACTGGTAAAGATAATTTAGTTTTTATGGGTGGATGTGCATTAAACTCTTCGGCCAATACATTGCTATGGAAAATATTCAAAGACATTTGGATAATGCCAAACCCAGGAGACGCTGGCTCTTCATTGGGAGCAGCAGCCGCACTTTATGGTAAGCACATAGAATGGGAGACTCCGTATTTAGGATATGACATGGGAGGGGAGTATCCAATAAATGAGATACTTGCAGAAATAAAAACAAACAAGATAGCTGCAGTGGCAACTGGACGAGCTGAGTACGGACCAAGAGCTTTAGGCAATAGAAGCATATTAGCAGATCCCAGAG